TTGCTACTTCTGCAGATGGAGTGACTCTGGCAGGTGATTTAGATCTTTATGATAATAAGAAGATCATTCTAGGTAATGACCAAGATTTACAAATTTATCATGACGGAAATTCTTGGATTCATGATGGCGGTTCAGGTTCTCTCGCAATAAGATCTAATTCCTTTGGAGTCAAATCAGAGAATGCTAGTGCATCTATGGCTTGGTTTACTGAAGGCGGGAGTGTAGATTTGTATTTCAATGACAGTAAAACTTTCGAAACTATTAACGGAGGAGCTAAAATAACAGGTGAATTACAAGTAACTGGTGATATTACTGCTTACTATTCATCTGATAAGAGATTGAAAGATAACATTACACCTATTGAAGATCCTCTTGCTAAGGTTCTTTCAATTAGTGGTAACACATTTAATTGGAATGAAGCATCTAAGTGGGAAGGTAAAGCAGATACAGGTGTTATCGCACAAGAAGTTCAAGCACTTGGACTTCCTGGTTTAACTAATGTTAGGGAAGATGGTACTCATGCTGTTAGGTATGAGAAACTTACTGCACTCCTAATTGAAGCAGTTAAAGAACTTTCAACCAAGGTTGAAATTCTTGAACAAAAACTCCAAGATAAATAACTAAAAAAGTCATAAGATGGCAAATTATAGAAAGTCGTTTAATTTTCGTAATGGAGTTCAAGTTGACAATGACAACTTCATAGTAAATGCAAATGGTCTCGTAGGGATAGGTACCTCAATTCCTAGTGAATTTCTGGATGTACGAGGGACTGCTAAAATTAGTGGTGTAGTAACAACGACTGATTTGTGGGTAAGTGAAGATGTATATGTAAGTGGTGTTTCGACTGTTAAAGCTTTAACTGCAACACAAGGAAATTATAGTGGAGTAGTTACAGCTTCTCAATTTATTGGTGATGGTAGTGCATTAAGTGGTGTAGTTGCAATTGCTAAAACAGGATGGGTTGTAGAGAATGATGCGGGTATATCCACAACAGCTAATGTTGGTGTAGGAACCACAAATCCTTTAACTTATTTGCAGGTAGGAAATAATCCATTAACAAGTACTGGTGTTGGTATTGATTCTTTAGGACAGGCATATTTCAGTGGAATTGTTACTGCGAGTTCCTTTAAATCTACTGGTATTATAACAGGTGGAAATTTATATTCTTCTGGTGTTTCTACATTCTATGGTCAAGTTGGATTTGCCACACATGTAAGTATAACTGGTGTTACTACATTAAATGATAATGTAGAGTTCTTTGGTTCTGCTGGTGTTAGATCTTGTTATTGGGATGGTTCTTCTGATAACTTTGTATTTAATGATGATGTACAAGCAATATTCGGTAATAGTTCAGACCTTTCTATCTATCATGATGGTGGAAATAGTTACATAAAGGATTCTGGAACAGGTGATCTTAAGATTCAAGGTGCTTCTGATGTAGTAATTGAAGATACATCTGGTGCAAATAGTGCTGTATTTAATACTGATGGAAGTGTAGAGTTATATTATAGAGGAACAGGTGGTGCAGGTAAGAAATTTGAGACTACAGGAACAGGTGCAGTATTAACAGGAGTTTTAACTGCTACAACTTTTGTGGGTGCATTAACAGGAACAGCATCTACGGCAACTGCTTCTGCTACTGCCTATGGATTAACTGGTAGTCCTGCTGTTACTGTTGGGAATCTCGTAGGAGGATCTTCAACACTTACACATCTTGTTGTTGATGAGAAAATTGGTATTGGATCTGATATTCCTACTGCTGATTTACAAATTAGAAGTACTTCTAATGCAGTACTAGATGTTATTACATCTGCAAATACTTCTACCATTAGTGTTGGTGTTAATTCAGTTGGAGCAGGTAATAGTAGTGGTACTTTAAGTTTCAATTCTGGTACATTAAATCTTACTAATTATGATACTGGTGGTGTAAAAGTCAATTTACATTCTGGTACTGGAGCTGGAAGTACTGAAAGTTTTAAAGTTTTATATGATAGTAATACTAAATTCGAAACTACTTATGATGGTAAGGTAGGTGTTAATCGTCATGGTGCTACTTTATCACGTGAATTAGAAGTCGGTGGTAATGCTTATGTTACTGGATATGCTCAGGTTGTTGGTATTCTTACAGTAGGTAGTGGTTCTAATGAGTTTACTTTAGGAGATGGGAGTTCTCTTCCAATATCTGCTAGTCAACAATTTAATATTACCAGTGGTCTTTCTACATTCCATGATCTATTAGTTAGTAGAAACTTTAAAGTTGGTAGTGCTTCAACCTTTATTGGTGATGCTTATGTTGAATCAAAACTTGGAGTTGGAACAGCAAGTAATACTGGATTCCTTGGAATATTTGAGGGTAATGTATTTGGTTCTATGCACGCCACAGGAGGATTCATTGGTGGCACTAAAGGTGGTGTAACAACAACTTCTGATGGAACCTTAAACAGTGATTTAAGATCTATACCTAGTGCAGTAAGTGATAGTGTTCCTGTACTGGGATATGGTGATTTCCAAGTAGATGCTGGTTCATTTACTGCTTTTGGTGGACAAGCACTATTTGTTCCTACTGTTGGTGTTGTAACAACAGGATTCGGAGCAACTAATTTAGGTATGGTTCCTTCTGATTTTGATAGTAAGAAGTATCTAACTAGAGTTGGTGTCAATACTTACTTTGCTAGATCTGTTCTTGATGTTGGTGCAGCAACCACCACAATGAACAGTTATGTTATTTTACCTTCAGTAAATAACGAAGAACTTGATATAATTGCTAATTTATGGACTGGGAATGCAGGAGGAAATCAGAATTTAAATCCAGTTCAATCAGGATTTGGTACTGCTACTGCTAAGAAGTTACTTCCTGATGGAGTTCCTAATGGTTCAGTAGTCTTTAATAAAGAGACTTCAAGAATAGCAGTTGGTGTTGGTACTACAACGTTCTGTGGTGTTGCTACATTAACAAATAACCAGTCTGGATATGATGCTCTTGGACTTCCAACATATGATACTACAACAAGAAACTTGATGAGTGGTTATGGTAATTTACATAAAGGTGCAGTCATGTATAACACTACCACAAACAAACTTAACTTCTGGAATGGAAGTAGTTGGGAGGCAGTAACAAGTAGTTAAAGTTCTAATTCTTATAACTAACTCTGTTAGGTTTGTAGGACAGGTTATATAATTCTTTAAGGACCAGTAGGCAAACTGGCACAGCACCTCCATAAAACGGGGTGCTTTTTGCTATAATATATGCATATTCAGGATATTTGATGCAACTGCGTCCTCACCAACAAATTGCCCTTGATGCTATGACAGAGCACTCCAAGGGTCAGGTTATCGTCCCTACAGGGGGTGGTAAGACTCTGGTTGCCATCAAAGATGCCTTAAGGCAGATAGAGAAGGGATACAATAAGACCATTGTTGTAGTTGCTCCACGCATCCTATTAGCAGGGCAATTATCATCCGAATTCTTGGAAGAGATTGAGAATGTATCTGTGATGCACGTACACAGTGGTGAAACACATCATTTTAGTACAACTAAAGCAGATGATATTCAAGAGTGGGTAAGCAATACACAGGGACATAAGTTAATTTTTACAACATATCATTCATTACACAGACTTCAAGAGGCAGAAGTATTTGTTAATGCAATATATTTTGATGAGGCACATAATAGTGTTCAGAGAAACTTTATTGAAGCAGTAGAGTATTTTTCATTAGAATCAGAGTATTGCTATTTCTTCACAGCAACGCCAAAACATTCACTAACTCCTATGAAGGTGGGTATGAATGAGTCTGACATATTTGGTGAGGTTATCTGTCAAGTTCCTGCACCTAAGTTAGTGGAGCAAGGATATATTCTACCACCTAAAGTGAAAGTATATAAGGATGATATTCTAAAGAAAGATGAACTGACTGCTGATGTAGATTCTAGAAAGATCATTGATAATATTGATGACCATAAGACTAAGAAGGTACTGGTATGTGCCAAGGCAACTAAGCAGATTACAAGATTAGTATCACAGACTGATTTTTGTGTTGAATTAGCAGAACGTGGTTATAATTGGATGTATATCACTGCTAAGACTGGTGCTATTATCAATGGTAAGAAAGTTAATAGAGAGAAGTTCTTTGATACATTGAATGAGTGGGGTAAGGATGAGGATAAGAAGTTTATTGTGTTACATCATAGCATATTATCTGAAGGTATCAACGTAAAAGGACTTGAGGCAGTCCTATTTCTAAGATCTATGGATTATATCGGTATCAGTCAAACAATAGGCAGAGTAATCCGTACAGGGGCAAAAGAGAAAACGTATGGATTAGTATGTGTTCCTGTATACTCTAGGGTGGGCATAAGCACTGCTAAAAAGGTTCAGGCAGTTGTGGATCTTGTATTCAAACAG